CTGAACCTCAAATCACAACATAAATCGAAGTGATATTGCGGCGTCACTCTTTCGCATTGGCTCGATCTGCTTGTATTCTTCAAAGAAGAACTGATCGGCTGCACTCCAAAACTTAGGATTGACTTGTTCTGTAAGCCATGGCTTATCAAGCGCCACCATCTGATAAGGCATTGCATTTGGAACCAGCTGCCATGCACTTAGATAACTAGTTGCATAGCTTCGAAGGACGTCTTCTGCTCCTCTACGTGGTTTCCCACCATAGCACCTGAATCTTTCAGGATAGACAGCCTTCTTAGTAAGATCATCAATAGGAGAGTCAGGCTTACCCTTTTCCCAAACCGCACCCACGAAATGATTCTCACCGACCCTAGTCTTTTCATCCTCATGTAATACGAGTCCAAAAATCCTAAGATAGGAAGCCATTTCGGGAATGGAAAACTTACCTCTTACTCTCATGATAGAATCGTCGCCCATGACGAAAACCCCTCGTTCCGAAAATTCGAAACCAAACCGGGAGGAGAGTGCGTAACATAAAGCTACGTTAACAACGCTATCAATGAGTTGCGTGAAGTAAGATCCGCTTGGAACACCATGATTCTTCCCAACATACAAATGTCCATCTGGCATAACGATTGGAGTATGTATGAAGTACTTAATAATGGTTTCCCAACCTAGTTGTTCCTGATCAACTTTCGTGAACCACGTTGCTAGGATCACAAAGGCGCGACGAATCATCTCAGCACTGATTGTTGAATCATACTTTGAATAATCGAGGCAAACAGAAACTCCTGGCTGATCTTCGAAATGCTTATGAATGTAAGCGCCTAATTCACATTTAGTCATTCCGAAAGCCATAGGCGTTCGTGAATTCTTAAACTTGTCAATTAGTGGTCGTGCAAACCTCGCCTCCATTATAGTCATCTCTAACGGATAGCCCCAGACAAGCCGGGTCTTATTTCCCTTCTGTGTTCGCTTATAAGCTACACATGGGTTAGGAGCTTTCAATCCTCTTCTGATTTGATCTTCTCTATCAAGAGAGTAGACCAGTGAGTCAGCTTTACTTGTCATTAATGGCAAGCCTGAACTCTTAGAGAGTTTGAGAGCTTCGGTGATAACTTTGGTCTCCACTAAAGGAGATAGACAATCATTAGTTCTGGGTTTAGCAAATATTTTATAAGCCCTTCTAAACCCATACTCTAAGTGGTTATCCCAATGTTCCACCTGGTTGGTCGCATACCGCTCGAGCGCAGTATACAATTGCTGAGGATCATAGATAGAACGAGGGTCTTCCTCCCAATCGAATCCCTGGTTCTTGATCACTTCAGCCACGTGATCATCGAATACGACCTTTGGGTTGGGCGTACTCATTTGGGAGATGTAACGCTTGAGCGCTACACGGCGGAAAGGTCCTTTGTCTTTCAACATCGTTCCTCACCTCCTGGACAGTCGTGCAGTAACGTTGCCAGTCGACTAATTAGTCCAGGTCCTAGTTTATACTCCCGGCTAGTAGAGTACTCGGCGTGAATGATAATTCACTCTGATTCAACTAAGAACCCACAGAACTTAATCTGTCGC